CCTGACCATCCAGCCGTACCTTTGTATGGTCTGTAAGGTACATACTCAGCCATTACTTATCTTCTTCTATCTCTTGTAGTATCTCATGCAGTACTACTTCTGCTGCCTCGGCAGCACGGTCTAATTTATCTTGAAGTTCTTTGCTCATTCAGTAGCCTCAATATCATTTACTTCAACTTGGTCAACGTCAATGTCACCGTCATAGAATGATACATCTACATTATCTGCAAACAAAGACTCAACATCATCTTCATCTTCACATTCTACAGTGAATGTACCAGTGATTGTAAATGTAGCATTGTATCTTGTTGTAAGTCTGTTGGCTCCAATGGAATCAAGCAACTCATTGACATCTGATTTTGTGATTGTTGTTTCACCGTCACGCCATTCACTTTCACTGAAGAAGTCACGGACAGTACGGCGCATGTCACGTAAAGCGTGGACTGATTTACTAATTGATTCGTTGAGTTCATCTGTCCCTTTTGCTTTCTCAATAAAGCGTAATACCTCAGCCTCAGTATAGTTTACTGTGCCATCTGGTGTTGTGATTTGGATTGTGTTCATTTGTTCCTCTCGTTGTTAGTGAGCAGTTTATACACATACTCAGGTGTTGGCTACTAACTCATGTTGCTTAAGCAACTGCTGGTTCTTCGCCTATCCGCGCTATCGCTACAGGGGTAGTATGCATACGGAATTATACTGTAAGTAAAGACAATGCCTTAGTCTTTACTTTGTCATTGCGTCCACTAATGGTGGCGGCTGCCAAGCGTTCAGCGCCACCTGTTGCATAGTGGTCAGCGTATTCAATGACTGCTTGCCATGCACCAAAGGCTGTGCCCCTGATGTTCTCTTGCGTTTCTGATTCATTGTAGATAGCCCACGCTTTAGCGCGTGCTTCCTTAGCAATGGTCTGTTGCTTACGCTCACCACGTGTAAGCAAATCGTATGGCTTATCCTCTACTGTACTAGGTAATGCCCATACTTTCTTGAAGAAGTTAACCGCTTGCTCACGGCTCATGTCTTTCTTCAGTAGGTTGTTAGCAACCAACTGATAGTCTGCTATAGCAGTGTATGTTAGGTTAGTAATGTTACGGATGTCAGCGATAGACAACTCTTGATTAGTTGTATGTGACATACGGTATGTGTACTCATTGAACTTGCGGTTACGCCCGTTGCTAATCAAACCATTGACCTGATTAGCACAGAACAAGCGCTCAATGATTGGCTTGATAACAACAGATGATGAACCATCATGTGATGTTTTAACCAACAAGAATGCAGCGTGTGGGTCATTGGCTACCTGTACACCTTGAGGTAACTCAAGTACCATCCAGATGTTAGCACCACCATTGAATTCACCTGCTGCTGCATAGCGTGCATCACCTGCATCTACTAGTGTATCTAATGCGTTGAACACTTCCATGTTCTGTACTACTTTGTACTTAGTACCAACAATACCAATGACTGAGTTGTTATCCTCACGGATAATAGCCTGCTTCTTTGGTACATCTAAGTATGTGGCTGGTGTTACACCATGTTGGTCAATGATTAGTGGTGTGCTTACTGCTTCTAGTGCACCTGTTCGTACAGTCCAGTTAAGTCCTGCTTGTGTGGCTGCACTTGCAGCAGAGGTAGCCTCTACTGCAGTGCCACCACGTACCCATGCTGAACGATGCTTACTTGCTACTGTCATCTTCTACATCCTTTGCGAACTTGAGTGTTGCATATGTATTGTTCTCGTTTAACTTAGCCATGATGCCTTCTTCTTCCATAAGACCTACGAATGTTTCTACTAACATTTTAGATAGTACGCCATCAGGCAATGACATAAGTCGTGATGTCATTGGGTGTGCTGTGTCGAACTCTGTTACTAGTTCGATTGTGTGTGGAACCTTAATTGTTTGTGCCATTTGCTTCTCCTTTGTTTGTTTGTGTTGTGTATATCCATGCCCACGTTACGTCTGATTGCCCATACTTTAACGTGCTTGTTGCTTTGCGTAAAGCATCATCATCATCTGCTGCTTCCACAAAGAACGTTATGTTTACTTCCCATCTTTTAGTACCAGCCATGTTTCCTCCAATGTGACCATGCTATTGATGGCTTGTCGTACCTATGTACTATGTACTCCAGCCCCCGCGCAACTTGTTGCGGGGCTGGGGTACCTGGCTTAGTGCCTAGTACCTGTGCTATACCATAGGCTGATGACTCAGGGTTATCTGCATCATGTCTCCATGCTGACTCTTTACCCCATAGTTTCATCAGTGCTTTATGTTCACTGCGGTTCCACTCAGGGAACCACATCTTCATGTATGAAATCGCATACATCTTTGCTGCGTATGGTGTCCATACTATAGGTAACTTATGTTGGTTATAACATAGGTCGTTAACATGTTGCGAGTAATACTTTAATGGTAAACCTACAAGGCTAGTTATTGTTAGCATCATAGTGCTACCAATAGCCAACCATTTTCTTATGTTACCCATGAGTATCTCCTAGTCTTCGTCTCCATACATGCGGTCATCTAGTATGCCACATGCACATTGACTCATGTGTTCATGACAATCTATACAATCATCACTGTCTTTATCTAATGCTATGTCATCGTCAAGCGGTGGTTCGTAACTCATCTTTTCTCCTTAGTAGCACATGCATCTGGTCTCCATACATACTGTGTCTGATAACTGTTTCAACTGACACTCCGTATATGTTGCACAATTTTAACAGTCTTTCAAGTGTTAGAGGTCTATGGTTGCGCTCATAACTACCCAATGCTGCAACTGTGAACTCACCATTGCTCATGTCTTCAACATCTTGAAGCCTGTATCTTGCAATTATTCTTATCATCTTAAGCGTTGTCATTACATCTAAGTAATCAGGGTTTAATTTATACATGGCTTACCAACTAGCCTGATACTCAAACATAGCGTCATCAACGCTATTAGCAAGGGCTTCGTTTAGTTTGTCAACTGTATCTTGTATGTCTGACCAGTACCATTCGTCTATGGTACTGCTGCCAAAGAAGAACCCTGATGTAGGTGGTAGTAAATCCATTGCAACTTCCTCTGTGCGTGCATCTAATACTGCAATGCATGTTTCACGCAATACGAATAGGTCGCGCTTAGTTAAACTGATAGGCGAGCAATCATCTACTGCACCAGTGTAACTAATAATCCAACCATGAATTGCATTAGCCTTACGCCAGTATGCAATCTCATGTACTTGCTTTTCGTATAGATACATGTCTAGTCCCATGTTACTCTCCTTGTTTTACTACTTCAATGGATACTTGCTTGATGAATGGCTTGGTCATGTTAACCCAGTCCACCCCATACTCATCAGCCAATCGTTCCCATGCTGCTGTCTCTACATCACGAGAGTCAGGGCTGTAAGTTGTTTCGATAGTTGTTACCATAATGAAATGGTCTGCTGCGAATAGCACATCAGTTAATATGTTACTCATCCTCATTCTCCTCTGTCCATGGGTATAGTCTGTGTTGGTTTATCATTGCGTATGCAGGTGCAGTTGTTTCACCACGCCATGTTACACCTTCAGGTAGGATAATTAAACGGTCAAGGTCATCCTCCCAGTATGCTTGGATTGCATGCATGCATGGTTCAGCCATGCTTGCTGGTACTGGTGGGTAGAAGTTGCTTGTTAGATGTATCTCTAACTGTTGCAGTGGTGTTAGGCTATCCATGCTGGCTAAGTCTGTTGCAAATGTAGCACCCATTATATTTTCTCCTTTACTGTAGTGTCGCAATCGTCACAGGTGTATCCGTCTGGATAACCTATTGCTTCTTGTTCTTCTAATAGTTCTAGGCTGTAACGCCATGCACAGTTGGGACATATGACTGACCCTTCTATGTAGTATCCGTAGCCGTCCATTAGAACGGTACTTCTACATGATTACGGCATGCTCTACGCCATGCTCCTAGTCGTTGCTTAAGAAATCTATTTTCTTGTAGTAGTACTGTGTTGGCATATGCTAGTACAATTATGAGTATTAGGCTAACACCTAATGCCATAGTTGTAGTAACAACTAATGCTTTATCTAGGTACATGTTACTCTCCTTGTTAGTTATAATAATTTGATGGACTTGTAGTTATCCGCTGAGGCTACGGTTACCGAGCGCAGCGAGGCAGGGAGCATGTGCTCCCTACCTCTGTCTTTGCTACGCTTCTACTGAGTGCACCTCTAGTTGTGCGTAAGGTGCTCGGCGGTTACTCTCATCTACGTTTGGACGGCGGTCAAACTTAGTGACTAGTCTGCCTGTTACTGTAATTGGCTTGGTTGATTCTGTGCCAGCCTTTGCCTCACCTAGAATCTCTGAGATTACTGTGTCATCTAGTGCAATAATGTTCATGCCTACTACATAGATTGCTCTGTCTGCAGTTCCGTCTGATGTACGACTAACATCTCGCTGGTCTAGCCAGCCTGTTAGTAATGTACCTCGCTCGTTTGTGAATGTCTTGATGTTCTTGATTGTGCCTGTGATAGTTGATACGTTTTGCATTTGTTTCTCCTTGTTTAGTTAGTAGTTGATAGTGGCTGATAGCCCGCTATCGCAAAGCGTAGCGGGTCTATCTGCCGTTTTAGGTTTATATAAGATTGTGCTCAAGCGGTTTGTCGCATGCTTGGCAGTCATTGAATGCCTTGGGTGTAAGCAGGTGACACCATCTGCACTCAGTTTCTCTAGCGCGTTGGCGCTCATCATCTAGTTCCCACAGTTCCTCGTACTCACCACCATCCTGTAGTTGTACGATTGGTGGTGTGAATTCCCTGCGTATTAACCAAGGGTCATCCTGGTCTATGAATTTGACTGATAGTTCTATGAGGTACATAGACTCGTCTTGCCACTTTTCTGTGAACACTGCTTTCCTCCTTGATTTACCTACGATGGTCTCTGACGACACCCAATCGCTTGCCGTTGGGTTGTCGTCTTGGTTTAACGTCAAGGCTTTGCCTTCGCCTAGTCTGTCATCCTCATGTAAGTCCCAAGCATTCTTGTCTGACTTACTTTCTTTCTGTTCGTAGCATTGTATGCAACTGTAGTCTTGCTCATCACCTGTGTATAGGTGCATGATGTTGTTAGTCTGCGGGTATTCACAGCATGTCTCTGTATGTGTGGTTACGCTGATACCCTGACTTAGGTCACTCATCTGCTTTCTCCCTTTGGTTTAGGTTCCATTGGTACTCATCGTACCTTTGTCTTGCTGTTGTGCCACATGTATGTAGCATTACTATGTATCCTTTAAGGCATCCGTAGCACTCGCTCATTTACTTACCTCCTTGTGGTCGTAGTTGGTTGGACATGAACCGCCGTAATAGCAAGGGCAGTCTCCTTCTTGTACTAGTTCGCAGTTTGGGTAACATTCTGTCGCCCAGCCACATCTAGGACAGTCGTATGTTGTAGCCATGCTTACTCACCCCCTTTCTGGGTCTCAGCGATTACCCAAGCGGGTACTGTTTTGACAGGTGTGACACGCGCCACAACCTTGGTTGGAATCTCAGCGATGCGAGCCTTTACTACGGTGTTGGTTGCACCTGCGGACTCATCCTGTATGAATGCTAGGCAGTAATCAGCACCTAACTTCACCATCTCAGCATTGCGCACGAACCCTGCGCGCTTACCATGGGTTTTCCAATCTGCAGGATGGCGCTCAATCATCCACCCGAACTTAACCGCGACTTCCTCAGCCAACTTATCAGCACCATCGCAGTTACCACTGACTAGCACAACTTGCTCACCCTCGTGAGCCTGAACAACTTCCAACTCACGAACGATTGCATCAACATCTGACCACTTACGAGAACCAGTAACTAGAACACGGAACATAACGAACTCCTTAGAACGAACTTACGAAGTTACCAATTTGATAACTACATAAGACAGACCATCATGCTGGAAGGAATTGTCAATCCCGTTGCGTAGCGCTTTTAGGGATTTACAAGGAGGGAAAGCATGATAGTTCTACCCCACTCTAGGTGGGCAGACAGGTGCAGACAGTAGGCTCCGAGTATTATCATTTAGTTGTACTGTCTGTAATAGATTGCCCCTCAGTCAGGCAGGTAGACAGTCTACAGTCAGACAACCCTCAGTATGTAGTCTGTCTGTACAATAATAGTTCTGTCTGTAGTCTATGACCCCCAGTCTTTTAACTGTCGTCTGTTTTATATACTGTATCTCTATCTAGAAATATTTCTGTATATAGTTACAGGGGGCATATAACAGTCTGACCAGCACTTTTATAAATACTTTAGAATAAATAGTTCGTTTGACCTATTTGAACAGGTTAATACTATATAGAGAGTAAAATAGTTCGTAAGTCTTTATAGAGCCTTACTCACTCTGTTACAGTATACTGTACAAATATACATCTGTAGGGCGGGGGGACTCTGCCACAAAGGAGATGAACGTGGCTACACCAGCGCACAAGGGATTCAAAAAGGGTGGGGAACACCACCTCGCCAAGGGGGTCGCCCAGGCTAAAGCAGATGTTTTAGACAGGGTACGTCAAGGGGTGAGCGTCCAAGCCGCTATGGTTGCGGCGGGCAAGAAACCCGATACGGTGCGCCAATGGATGAACCGTGACCCAGAATTTGCACGCGCCTTGGAAGAAGCCAAGGAAGAGGGTGGCAAGCAATCCTTTACCGCCTTGGGCGTTGAGAAGGAATCTATCCCATTCTCAGATTTCTCTAAGATGTTTTTTGACCAGACAGTCTTCCCTCATCATCAGGACTGGGTAGACCTACTGGAAGGGCGCGAACCTTCGTGGCTCCACCCTTCTATGATTTATGAGCCAGGTGAGGGGAACCGCCTGCTTATCAATGTGCCTCCTGAGCACGCTAAATCCACCGTGGTTACGGTGAACTATCCGACTTACCGCATCGCCCTCAATCCTAACATCCGCATCATCGTGGTATCAAAGACATTGAATAAGGCACGCGAGTTCGTATACGCTATAAAGCAACGACTGTCTCACCCACGCTGGCTTAAACTGCAGACCGCTTATGGTCCAGAGGGCGGCTGGAAAGAAGACGCAGATACTTGGCGTACCGATACTGTCTATCTTGGCGGCGATGCGCGTAACTCTTCAGAAAAAGACCCAACGCTTCAGGCACTGGGTATGGGTGGTCAGATTTACGGCGCCCGTGCTGACCTGATTATTCTTGACGACTGTATCACTACTGCCAACGCCCACGAGTGGGAGAAGCAGTTGGACTGGCTACAGAAGGAAGTTATTACTCGTCTGGGTAAGAACGGTAAACTTCTAGTAGTAGGGACACGGATTGCAGCAAATGACCTTTACAAAGAATTACGTAATCCTAAGCACTGGTCTGGCGGTAAGACACCGTTTACTTATATGGGTATGCCTGCGGTTCTTGACTATGCTGAGAAACCCGAAGACTGGACAACCTTATGGCATGAGTCGGATACCCCGTGGGATGGTGATTCGGATACTCCGAAACCAAATGGATTCTATCCTAAGTGGGATGGGCAAGCGCTCTTCAAACGTAGAAGTGAAGTTACGCCCTCAACATGGGCACTTGTCTACCAACAAGAAGACATCATGGAAGACTCAATCTTCCCCCCAGCGCTCGTACAAGGAAGCACCAACGGGATGCGCAAAAGAGGTCCGCTACGGGCAGGGGCAGTGGGACACCCACCATACGTAGAAGGTCACACTGTAATTGGTTTTGACCCTGCAATGGCAGGACATGCTGCATTTGTTGTAGCAACATACAATAGAGCAGATGGTCGTATCTATGTTCTTGATTGCATCAACATGGAAGACCCAACACCACAAAAGATTAGGGCGACAATTGAAGAACTTGTTATTCGGTATAGACCGCAAGAGTTCAGAGTTGAAATCAACGCCCACCAGAAAGCCTACTCCCTTGACGAAGACCTACGAAACTGGCTCGCTGCATACGGCGTACGGCTTGATGCTCACTTTACAGGCAAGAACAAATGGGACACATCTTTCGGCGTTGCCTCAATGTCCAACCTCTTTGGCACTGTCCGTGATGAAAAGTTTCAAAAGAACAACATTATAGAATTACCTTCGTCTGAAGGTTCTGAAGGTATCAAAGCCTTAACTCAGCAACTACTAACGTGGAAGCCAGAGACTAAGGGTAAGACCGATACCGTCATGGCTTTATGGTTTGCTGTGATTCGCATACGCGAACTGATGCAGGCTAGTAGCCAAACATCACAATACGCAACAAACCGTTGGGCAACACGTGCTCAAATGGATAGACGCATTGCAGTAAACCTCGATGAGATGTTTGCTGAACAATGGCAAGAATACTTCGGATAAGATAAGGAAAAATAAAATGGATTACGGTTCACCAGAATATGAAAAAAAAGTACAAGACCTTCAAAAAGCGCGAAAGACATTTAACGAAGCGGTAATGAAGAGAACGCAATGGCTACCTAATGGTAATGCCGTTGTTGATGGAAGAGAAATGAAAAGAAGCGTATGGATGAACAAGTATAAAAATACCGATGTTATACCTGGACCTAAAACAGTAAGAATTTCTTCTAACCCAGACCGTACGCCAAAGCCAACAACTAAGCAGGGAATTAAAGCAGACAAGAGGGCTGCTACATTAAACTCAAAACTTGTTAAAAAAGTTGATAAGGCAAATTACTCATCTAACGCAGATGCTGCTCGTAAAGCAGCAGCAGCACGCGCAGAAAAAGTTGACCCAAAGAATCGCACACTTGCTCAAGAACGTGCTATTAAAACAGCGTCTAGATACAAAGTTGGTTTGCCTGGCTATTCTAAGGGACCAATAAGCGCAGCAACAAAAAAGCAAGACAAAGAATGGGACAAGCAATACAAGGCTACTTTGAAAGCAAAGAAAGCAGCAGCAAAGACAGCAAAAAAATCAACTTCAACTTCAACCAAGAAAACATTTGGAAGCAGCACACGTGGTCGTGGAACATTTACTGGCAGCCAGTCAGGTAAAGTCGGCATTACATACACTAAGTAATTTTTAATCAATCGTTAGGACAATAATGTTATCAATGGACCAGATTGGCGCCAGAGTCCAGACTCTGCGCTACCGTGCGCATGGTCGTGACCAGCGCAACGGTGACGTACAGATGGTGCGCCAAGGAAAGATTAGTCAGGTATACCCTAACTTCTTTCCAGACGGTATTGACCAAAACGTAGTTGCTAACTTTATTGACATTGTTGCACGTGACTTGGCAGAAGTAATGGCACCGCTTCCAGCGGTTAACTGTTCTGCTGCCAATCAAGTCAATGACCGCGCACGTAAGTTTGCGGACACACGTACCCGTATTGCATCTAACTACTTTAATCATTCTGATTTACAGGTACAGATGTACAACGGTGCAGACATGTACATTACGTATGGTTTCCTCCCGTTCATTATTGAACTGGATGAGGAAGCAAAGTTGCCACGTATCCGACTAGAAAATCCTGTTGGGGCTTACCCAGAGTTTGACCGCTACGGACGTTGCGTTGCTTTTGCTAAGAGATACTCAATGACACTAGGTGAGTTAGTTGCTATGTTCCCAGAGAACGAACGCGCTTTACTTGGTCCAATGGGTTATAAGCAAGACCTTAACGGCATGATTGAAATGATTCGTTATTACGATAAAGACCAGACGGTTCTTTATTTGCCATCACGCAATAATATGTTGCTATCACAAGCACGTAACTTGCTAGGTAAGATGAACGTAATCATTGCACGCCGCCCTTCACCTGACGGTGAATTGCGCGGACAGTTTGATGACGTACTTGGTATTCAATTGCTCCGTAACCGATTTGCATTACTTGCAATGGAAGCGGCAGAAAAGTCAGTACAAGCACCAATTGTTTTGCCACAAGATGTACAGGAATTACAACTTGGTGGAGATGCTGTTATTCGTACAGCAAACCCAGCAGGTGTTCGCCGTGTTGAACTTACACTTCCACAGGGTGCGTTTACTGAACAAACATTGCTTAACCAAGAACTGCGTGTTGGAGCACGTTACCCTGAATCTCGTACAGGTAACGTAGATGCTTCAATTGTTACTGGACAAGGTGTACAGGCTCTGCTTGGTGCATTTGATACACAAGTTAAATCAGCACAGGCTATCTTCTCAGCAGCATTACGTGATGTTATTTCACTTTGCTTTGAAGTAGATGAGATGTTGTTTAACCAAGAAAAAACAATTCGTGGCGTAGATGCTGGTTCACCGTTTGTTGTGACCTACACTCCTATGAAAGATATTAAGAAAGACTATTCTGCAGATGTAAGATACGGTATGTTGGCTGGATTGAATCCAGCACAAGGACTTATTTTTATGTTGCAGGCACTTGGAGGGGGACTTATCTCCAAGGATATGGCTATGCGTGAACTACCATTCGGCGTCAACGTAACTCTTGAACAAGAGAAAATTGAAATTGAAAAGATGCGAGACGCATTGGTTGGTTCGTTAGCAGCCATGGCACAAGCAATTCCTCAAATGGCTATGCAGGGACAGAATCCATCAGCACTAGTGCGTCAAATGTCAGAAGTGATAAAGGCGCGTAAGTCTGGTAAGTCTATTGAAGACGCCATTGAGGAAGTGTTTAAACCTGAGAATCCTCCTGCTGGCGCAGAAGAACAGTCTGAGCAACCTGTCCCCGCTGCTCCTGGTTCCGCTCCAGCAGGAGGCGCTCCAATGCCGCAGGGAAGACCAGATTTGCAAACATTGCTTAGCACCATGACAGGTGAAGGTGCGGGACGCAGTGCAGTAAGAACTACTAGAGAGCAAGCAATCTAAGGAGTAATCATGGCAACATCTCGTAAGAGAACTACAAAAGTTAAAACAGTTGCTGATGAAAGTTATTCTAAGTTAGACCAGTATGCAATTGAGTTGCACGAGTTTTTTAAATCATTACGCAGAGCAGGATTTACAGTTGATAATTCACTGTGGATATTATCTGTAAAAGAAATGCATCCCGAATGGATGCAAAAAGCACCAACACTAGAAGATGTTAGAAAATACATGGACGAGGAGGACGACTAATGGCACGTGGAGGTTATCGTCAACCTAACAATCCAGCACCTACATCAGGTCCTGGTGCACTTTCACAGCGTACAGATGGTGGAGCAACAGAAGGCATGTCACAACCACAGAAACAATACACAGGTTTTGGATACGGACAAAATAAAAGATTAGCCGAACAACAAAGCGGAGCACCGCTTGCTGGTTCTGGTATTCCAGGATTTAACTTTACACCACTAGACGCTCCAACAGAGCGTCCTAATCAACCAGTAACTGCTGGTATTGATTTAGGAGAAGGTGGTGGTTCAGAACTAATGCGCGACCTTCCTAACTATGCGCCATCATTAACTGACACATTAAAGCGTCTTGCACAGTATGACCCATCAGGTGATGCAGAATTAATTTATAGACAATTACTTGATAAAGGGTACTAATGCCTCAGTACATTAAATCTGTTGTTGCTGAAGTTTCACCTAACCTTTATGCTGCGGCTACATCTGCAGGTTTATCTGGCGTAGAAAAAAACCAAGTAGAACAAATGAGTTACTCAATCAAGAAGCATCGTGAACTTGCTAAACTTGATGTTGAGAAAGCACGTAAAGAATACGACAGTCTTGACCCAGCAATTCAGGACCAATTAAAGTTTATGTTTCAAGATGCTGACTACATGCAAGCACCACCAGATGCTACTGACCGTCTTTTAGGGGTTGCTAAAACTTTTGGTAAAGTAGTGGCTTCGCCACTTATTGGTTTGTTTAAACTAGGTGGTCAGTATAACCGTTTAATTAACCAGCCTTACAAGGTTGCTCGTCAGGCTGCACAAGGTGCAGATTTGTTTTCTATGAAAACATGGACTGATGCATGGGATGGTAAGAATCAATACGACCTTGGTGCATTACAGGAAGCAACAGATTACTTTGGTAAGTACGATGTTGAAGTTGCTAAGGGTTTACTTTCTGGTAAAACTCCTGGTGAAATTGTACAAGATTTTGGTAAGGTAGACCCAGAACTACTTAACTCAATTAAAAAAGCATACGATGACCCTGATGCATTTAAGTTAGTTTTAGATGGCGTTAAGTATGCACAGGTTTCACCTGGACGAGATATTGCTCGTATGCTTGACCGTAAGCCGCCTTCAAGCGGTGTTAGCGGAACAACTAAAAACATTTCTGGTTACATTGATTTTATATACCAGATTGCAGTAGACCCTCTTACTTGGATGACAGGTGGATTAAGTAAGGGTGTTACTAAAGGTGAGCGTATTACTAACTCGCTTCTTAAGATGATTGACAATGGTGTTCCAGTTGAACGTGCTGTTGAAACTACATTTAAAGAACCATTAGTATTTAATTTGTGGCAAGATGGTATTGGTCCTGCAATTAAAAGAGTTGCAGATTCTAAATCACCAGGTGAAAAGTCACTAGCACTTGACAACATTGCTAAGAACTTTCCAGGATACAATGACCAAAATGCTATTAAGGTTCTTGTTGACGGAGAAGTATTTGATGCACCAACAGCACAGAGGTTTTTTGAAAATGCAGGTAATTTAAATCTATTGCTTGCTGGTCGTGTTGATGGAATAACTTACATGCGCAATGGCGTAGCAGTTGCTCGCCAGAATCGTTTAATGTCTGATGCAATTACACGTTCACTTGATGCAAGATTTAACAATATGTCTCGTACAGCCGCGGAACGCGATGCTGATTTAGAACCAATTACTGCTGCTCTTCTTAACACTGAAGATGCTTTACAACGTTTGGCTAATCCTAATGCTGACATGTCTGTTCTTCTAGAGGCTAATAAAGAGATTACCCGTTGGAAAAAAATTGGTCTAATGGCTGCTCGTTCTCCACAGGGATTAGAAGTACGCATTGGTGCTAACGCTTTAGATACATCTGCAAACTTTACAGCCCGTGCTCGTCAGTTATTGCCTAAGGAAATGGCACAAGCATTAACTGTTCGCTTTATGGAATCAACAGCAGATGAACAAATTGTTATTTTGCGTAACTTAGATGCTGCAACTATGTACTCAATGGGTCTTGGTGGTAGCCAAAAGGGTGAAGAGTTAATTATTAAAACCCTTCAAGACAAGTATGGTAACAAGGCAGGCTTTGCAACTAAAAAAGACCTTGCTATTAATCCAGAACATGCTAAGTTTGCACCAGCAAACTCTGTGCGTGAGTCCGAAAGTGGATTTTTTGTTAACACAGAAGGTCCAATTCAGCCTTATCAAACAACTTGGGCTGTTGGTCCACTACCTTATGACGTTATTGGCTCAACTATTTGGGAAATTAAGTCTAAGAAGAATATTATTGGAGCACTTGGTGGTGCTACACAAGGTAATTTTTCAAAGAAGTTAGTTGACACTTGGTCTATTTTAACTTTGTTCCCTCGCTTAGGTGTACGTTCTGCAATTGATGAAGCAACAATGTATTTATTGTCTGCACCTACTAAAGATATGCGTAGATTTGCAAGACTTGAGGGCTTGCGTTTAGGAAATATGTCTCGTGCTGCTACAGGTTCTAAATCTGCTAGTGGTCCAGTACGCAGAGGTATACAAAAGGCATTAAAGTTTGCACCTAAGTCTGATGCTCCTATGCGAATTGGCAAGCAACCACGTTATTCTCACGAAGAAGCGTTAACATTGTTAGACCGCCAGAATATTTTAGATGCTAAGGCTATTGAATTAGATATAGACCCATCAATGCTGTCTAGTTTAGAGAAGCGTCAGGCTATATCAGAACATGTTTCTAAAATGTATGGTCGTTATGTTGATGAAGAGACTGCTGGCTATCTTATGCAAGCATTTGTTCATTCACCAGATGCATTAAACTCTATGGCTGCATCACTTGTTGCTAGCAGTGGTATTTCAGGTCGCTATGGCGATGAAGTAATGGCTTCAGTTATTACACCGTCTATGCTTGACATGGCTTTTGAACAACTTGGTATCAAAATGGGCAACACTACACGCACCATTGACACCGCTATGTTGTCAGAACAAGAAGTTGCGCTAGCGCACTTTGAAAAATGGTTTAAGATGTTGGCTGGTAACAAGGCTAAGTTAACTGATGAAGTTACTCTTAACCCAGCAGATATATTCTTTAGATACAATGCATTAAAGCCAGGCGAAGTTGACCCTCGCACTGGTAAAGAAATGATGGAACTAGCATTAGATGCTGGTATGCGTAAGATTGGTTTTGAATTTAGCGATTTAACTAAGACTTGGATTGCTAAAGACCAAAAGGCTATTAACGCTTTCCTAGAGCGTTCTATGTACACAGTACAAGCCCGTGCTAAAGGTCTAGATGATGAACAAATTGTACGTGGACAGTTGTTCCGTATGTTTACCGATATGTTTGAAACATTCCATGGGGATGCAAACAAGTTTAATGACACATTACTTAATGTAGTTAAGAGCAGTTACCGTCAACTTGAAAAGATGGCTGCTGGTAGTAATCGTATTCCTTCATGGAATGAAGCCGTTGCTCGTATTCCACTAGATGAGTTCCATGATGCTACTAAAGGATTCCGCATTAGTGGACCAGTTAACACTGAACTAGCATTTGGTGACTTTAATATTGAGTCTGTGTTTAGGCGTGCAGGTAACACTATGATGGACTGGATGGACCAGCAAGTAACAGGTATATTCCGTCAACCAGCAGTTATGGTTACATATGCTCAACTTCGTAAGAAGTATAAGAACATTGAAAAGGCATTTGTACGTCAACAAGCAGAACGCGAAATAGGTCCTTTTGCTGGTGCTACGCAAGCACAGATTGATGCTACTAAATTAAAGTATGAACGAATAGCAGAGAAGCGATTTACTGAATTAGCAGTGCGTGAAGCAGCAGATACTATCCTTAAGTTTGCTGATAACCCTAAGATTCGCTCTAACTTTTCATTTAGTCTACGTACTGTGGGTCGTTACTACCGTGCAACTGAAGACTTTTATCGCCGTATCTATCGTTTAAAGGATGTTGCTCCACGTACGCTATATCGTTTGCGTTTATCTAACGTAGGTATTGAGGCTAGCGGTGCTATTCATGAAGACCAGAATGGCGAGCCATATGTAGTAATGCCTATGGATAATGTAATCTTTAAAGCAACTGATAGCGCGTTCCGCGTACTAACAGGTAACACTGGATACAGTCAGCCATTGTTTAATGAGTTTACATTTAAACTACGCATGGTTAACCCATCATTCTCACAAGATGCTGGTCTTCCTACGCTATCTGGTCCTATTGCAGGACTAAGCGTTATTGCTGTTAAGAACATACTTGGTGTAGTGCCAGGCAAGATTCCGTTTATTGGTGACACAATACAGCCTTACTCACAGCAATTAGGTGAAAGCATTGACACATTTGCACTAGGTAATATTGGTGACAACATGGATGTTATACGTGCCACAGTACCTGCTTCTTTGCAGCGTGTTTGGGGTATGTTGCCATTTAATGAGAAGTCTCGTCAAGAGACCACTGCTGCTATGCAAGCAATTGCTTACAATGCAGCACATGGCGTGGGCATTGACCCTAATGCTACAGATGAAGAGAAGGCTAAGTATCTAGATAACATTCGTATCTCGGCACACAATGTGTTGTTTATGCGTCACTTCTTAGGCTTGTTCTCACCTGTTGCTCCAACAACTATGGAGTCAGTAGGTGTTCCTGATTACATTAAGGATACTGGTATTTCTAGCCTACGCTCAGAGTTTTTTGACATTCTTAATGGCGTGATTGCTACTAGCAATGGTGACATTACAGACCCATATGAAGAAGCATTGGCTACATATATTGGTACTAACCCAGGCAAACTTATCTACACTGTATCTCGTGAGGACAAGCAGACTAGCGTTCTTATTAAGAACACAGATAAGTTAAAGAACTGGGGCATTAAGAATGCCAAGTTAATAGAACAATACGGTGAAGTAGCCTACATTTTTGCACCGCAAATTGGTGACTTTAACGCTGCTACATACAATTGGATTCAATCAGCAGGACTTGTTAAAAGCAAGAGTCTTGAGGATTATTATAAAGATGTACAAGTAGCAGAAGATAAGCAAAAGTATTATGACATTGCGCGTCAGGAAAAAGAAATCCTAAGTAACATGTCAGACCCAGAACTACGTGCTAACGTTATTAAGGCTGCGACTCAACAACGTGAGGCTCTTAAGGCTAGCAACCCATTGCTTAATTCAGAACTTATTGGTGCTGGTAATACTATCGGTAACGAAACAGTATTAATGAATAGCCTAGAGCAAATGGTTAATAACCCTAGTGTTGATATTCGTCCAGCCACACGTCAGCGTATGGCACTAGCCATCAAGATGATGCGTGAGTTTATTGCATTTGCTACTAGCCCAGAATTAAAAAATGTACAGAATGCAACACAACTAAAGAGTGAGCGCAAAGCGCAGATTGAGGCTAACTTGAAAGACTTGATGCTAGGCGACTTATATCTAACAGAAGCAAACCGAGCAATTTTTAAATCTATTCTTAACTTTTATTCACGTGATTCATACTATGCTTTTAAGGAGTTAATGTAATGGCTAAATATTCAAATGATGCTAAGTACATTAGTCTTTTAAATCAAACAAATAAGGCTGGTGAAGAGGCTAAAAAGGCTCTTGCTCGTTTAGATGCGGCTAAGCCTAATACATCAGAGTGGACTTCTTTAAAGGCTAAGTATGACGCCGCAAAAGCAAAGTATGATGCTGCCGATGCAGCACGTCTTGCTCGTAAAAAAGAAATTGACGATGCCGCTGCAAAAGGAAAAGAAGATAGAGAAACAAACAAAGGCAAAACATCAGCCAAGGCTGAAATCCCTGTACTTGAATTAGAGTTACAAAAAGCAATTAACAGAGGCGACAAGGCAGCAGAAGCAGCAGCAAGGGCTGCAATTAAGGCTGCTCAAGATAAGGCTGCTGGTATTAAACCACCAGTAACTGCAGGTGATGGTACTGAAGTTAACCCAGAAGAAGTAACTAACAATAAGTTTAAAGACTATACTGTTAATTCTACTGGTTCAGTTACAAATCTAGACGGTAATCCTGTTTATTTTGTTAGCACAAAAAATCCTGATGGTTCAAGTAATATGCAACCATACACAAGCATTGTTAAGGCTCGTGAAGAGTTTCTTAAAAACTATCCAGGACCAGGTGGTTTAGATAAACTTAAACAAGAATTGCTTGCTAAGACTTATATTAAGAGTAGTGAATTATCAGGTTTTGATTGGCTTCCTGGTCTCGACCTGATGATTAGCAAGTATACTTATGAGGCAGTTAGTGCCGTTAAGTATGGCGGTGCTAAAGAAGCACCATTAATTACTACATGGTTTGCAACTTCAAAGGGTGGCGCAGGCACAGGAACAACAAGCAAGGCAGGAACCTTTAAGGATTCAGACCTTGACTTAACTACCATTGGTGATGCATACACTGAAATCAATGATTACATGATTGATGCTTTGGGTAGAGAAGCAACTCAAGAAGAAAAAGATGCTTACTTTAAAGACATTAATGAACGTGAATTAAAGTCATCAGTTGAGACTGTTAGTGTACGCGATGCAACTGGAAAGATTACTAAGACTAAGCGCACTGGTGATTTTGTTACACCAGCAGAACGGCTTGCTGCGCAGAATGCTATTATTATTAAAGCATTAGAAGGCACAGATGCTGCTGAATTACTTAAGTCCGCCAAGGGTAGTCAAGTCGCCATACAGATTGCAGCCTTACAAAAGGTTTCTGCTGATTATGGGCAACCATTAACAGCAGGTGAAGCACTTAGATATGTTATTGAAGGCGGCACAGAAAAAGATGCTATAGCAAAGCAAACAGAACGTATGCGTTTAAATGCTATGACTATGTATAGCAACCTTAAAGACCACATCAGAGATGGTGGAAATGTTAAAGACATTGCAGACCAGTACGCTTCAATCAAGGCTAGGAAACTGGGCATACCTGTAACAGATGCGTTTACCGATAATGATGTCAAAGCAGCATTAACTAAAGACGGTGGACTTATGAGCACCGCAGAGTTTAGTAGACAAATGCAAGCAAACCCACTATGGCGTCAAACAGATGAAGCACGAAATGTTGCTTCTGACTTTGCTAACACCATACTTAAGTCGTTTGGAATCATGGGCTAATGGCAAAGAAACTTACAGCAGCACAAATTGCTGCAGCAAAAGCAAAAGCAGCAGCAGCAAAAAAAGAAGCCGCTTATATTGCCAGCCTTGGTAAAACAACTTCACCATCTAGTTCTGGTTTATACACTTATGGTGAGCGTATTGATATGTCTGGCGGTAGTGCTCCTTATAATCCAGCAATGGCTAGCAGCATGAACCCAACTATGTCGCCTGGTGCAAGCCCTATTTTTGGTGACCCTAACGCTAGCCCTACGGCTATTCCCGTTACTGGTGCTAGCACTAGCGCTACAACTAAAGAGATTAGCGATGCTACACGTGATGCATTTGCTGCGCTTGCAGATTTATTTGCATCATATGGATTAGAAAGTCTTGCTGATGAAATTACAAGTTACATGACTAGCGGTAAAACAGCAGGAGAAGCGCTTATTGCGCTTAAGACCAACCCTAATGGTGCTTATGCTAAGCGTTTTGCTGGCAACTTTGCTCGTACTAAAAATGGACTTAATGCTTTATCTGAGGCTGAATATATAACAAACGAAAAGGCATATGCTGAAACACTCAAGGCATACGGTTTAGGTAACATGCTCAGCGTTAACCGTGAGGATAACTATAAGAAGTTTGCTGATTACATTGCAGGAGATGTATCTCCTGATGAGTTTAAAGACCGTGTAAAAACAGTTGTAATGCGTGTTCAGAATGCAGACCCTAGTATTAAAGCAACACTTAAGTCTTTCTATCCTGAAATTAGTGATAATGATTTGGTTAGTTACTTCCTTAATCCAAAGGAAAACTTACCTAGGTTACAAGAGAAGGTAACAGCATCTGAAATTGGTGCAGCATTTACTGGACAAGGATTATCAACCAACGTTACATCAGCAACTGACCTTGCTAAATATGGCATTGACCGTGCTGGTGCTCTTGTTGGAACACAACAGATTAAAGAAGTTCTTCCTGTATCAGAAAAACTAAGCAGTATTTATGGTGAAGCAGGAATTAAGTATGACCAAACCGCTAGCGAGTCTGAGTTCTTTAAGGGCAACCAAGATGCAGCACAACAACGCAAGCGTTTAAAGTCTATGGAACGTGCCGCCTTTAGCGGCAGTTCTGGTGTAGGACAGTCAAGCCTAACAAAGAGTATACAAGGCTTACTCTAAAAATAAAATCCAGATGTGGACCCACCAGCCCCACCTGCGTATAAGACTGGTAGCAGAAGCCAGACGGTATTCCCCAATGCCGAACCTGTGGTCTGCGATTCAACTAATGAGATGGGAGAACGGTTGCTATGAGCAACAACTACTGGGACGAAGAAGAAGACGACATCGATACAACTCCAAACACTGAAGAAGGCGCAATGAAACAATTGCGCAAGGCTAAGCGTGCGGATGAAAAGCGTATCAAAGAGTTAACTGAGCAACTTGATACATTCACTAAAGCGCAACGTGAATCAGTCATTAAGAAAGTCCTAGAATCAAATGGCGTTAGCCCCAAGGCTGCACGTCTAATTTCAAGAGAACTAGAAGGCGACATAACAGAAGAGGCAGTTGTTAACTACCTTACTGATAACGCAGAAGTTTTTGGATTAGAAGTTCAGTATGAGGAAACGCCTGCAAACACCCTTGACCGAGCAGCCCTACGGCAGCAGGACATGGTAACTCAGCAGGCGTTGACGCCTGATGCCGAACAAAATCTGGCATACCAAGTAGACAATGCTTCGGAAGAAGAACTGCTTGCCATGATTTATTCGGGAAAACTTAATTAACAACAACCGAATCTAATACCCTCATAAGGAGGTGCAATAAATGGCTAATGCATATACAACCACAGGCTCCAACTCGCTTGGAGGTACAGTTGGTGGTGCGGGTCTCGTACAAAAGGCGTATGACCGTCTTGTAGAGTTCGCACTCCGTGCACAACCACTAATCCGTTCAGTTGCCGATAAGACACCTGCACGTCAAAGCATCCCTGGTTCATCAGTTGTTTTGCAGCGTTATGTTGACTTAACAAAGAAGACAGCAACACTCACAGAAACAGTTGACCCAGATGCAGTAGCGTTGGCAACACCAACCTACACAACTATTACTCTTGCAGAGTATGGTAACGCAGTACTTGTAACACGTGCGTTGGAACTATTCAGCCTTGCTGATGTAGACCCAGCAATCGCTAACATCATTGCGTTTAACATGGCAGACTCAATTGACGAAGTTGCTCAGACAGTGCTACGCGCTGGTGAGAACGTACTTCGTGGCGGAACTGCTACATCCCGTGCGACACTTACATCTTCTGATGTATTTACTTCAGCACTTGCACGTAAGGCAACTGCAAAGTTGCGTTCAAACAAGGCTATCCCACGCAAGGGTTCACTATACTGGGCTGGTATCCACCCAGAAGTTTCACATGACCTTCGCGCCGAAACAGGCGTAGGTTCATGGCGTCAGCCACACGAGTATCAGTCAAATGATGCTATCTGGGCAGGCGAAATTGGTACATACGAAGGTGCATTCTATGTTGAGTCACCACGTTTGTTCTCAGACAAGACAGGTGCAGACCGCACAGCACTTGCAACTACAGCAGTAACTGTAGCAGCAGCATCAGCAGCGACATCATTTGGTATCGCTTCTTCTTCTGTTATCGCTACAACTGCCGTTGCTGGAGATAAGATTTCAGGAACAGGAATTGCTTCTGGTTCTCTTATCGTATCTATCGAAACAAGTGGTTCAACTTCAACAGTTACTGTTGATACACCATTCTCTGCTGCAGTCACATCGACTACAACAATCACTGTTACACCTGAGACAAAGGTATTCAATACCTACTTCGCAGGACAGCAGGCATTGGCTGAGGCAGTTGCCGAAGAGCCACACGTTGTAATCGGACCAGTCGTTGACAAGTTGATGCGTCACCGTCCACTCGGATGGTACGGCGTACTAGGTCACGCTATCTACCGTGAAGAAGCGCTTTACCGCGTTGAAACATCTTCATCAATTGACTTTGTGTAAGCAATAGTTAACTGACGACAGAGCAGGGGTTGCATGTGCGCCCCTGCTTTGTAGTAAGTCAACTAAGGAGACTAATGACTAAGTATTACCTAACAACTCCTACAGAGGAGTACGGTCCAGCAGGCGGTGGACGTTTGTTTATCCGCTATCGCTTAACCCGTGGCATCAGTCTCATGCGCAATAACGGCGTTTGGTCTGAAATTAGATTCCCTACCGAAGACATCATAAGAGAAGCCGACAAGTTTTATCTTGGTGGCAGTGATTATGAAATATCAGAATCAAGTTATCAATCGTTAATTGACCAAGGATTTGGTGAGTACGTAAGGGCGGAATAATGGAGCATCAGCATATTAGCAAGGTGCTTGAATGGGGATTCAACGCAGACCATGACTTTATGGCAACCCTTTGGGGTTGCGTGTTATGTCATGTAACAGCAGATAAACCGTTTGAGTACGAAGAAATTTCAATTGACCACACAATGTGTGGTGAAGATTGTTTTGGTTGCAAGGCTAAAGGTTTGCAATTAGCAACAGGGGATGCAGCAGGCAACATTGTTGCTAGCGGTACCACTCAGAAAAAGTGGGACAAAGAATTGGCTTTCTATAAAGAGGCTAGAGCACAAGGTGTACAACCTGAAGGCACTTCTCGCAAGGCTATAGAAAAAGCACTAGATGCATCAGCGGTTTTAAACAAACCTTACAATGCTGAAAAGATGCCTAAAGCCAAAGATGTAACTAAAGAAACCGTAGCAGTAATGAAAGAGATAGGACAAATCTAATGGCAGCAAAGAAGAAGGCAAAGCCAATGTCTAAGAAAGCAGACATGAAGCAAGACGCAAGAATGATGGCGGGTATGACGCCAGCAAAAAAAGCAGCCTTCAAAAAGGCTGACAAGAAGATGGATGCCAAAAAGCCATCTGCAAGAGCAGACGCAAGAATGGACATGGCGCTTCGTAACCGCATTATGAGAAAGAAGAGTATGTAATTATGTGCACAGCATGTGGATGCAAGGACACAGCAGTAACTATTGACGCACCAGTGCGTAACAGTACAAAGCCAGCAACAGGAGCAATCCCTGGCTACACACAAGGTTCATCTATTGGTGGACAAGAACTTCATCGTTCAGATGCAAGTGTAATTAAAGGTTGGAATGTTCCAGCACCATACGGAAAAGGAAAGTAACAATGGCTAACGAATACATGAAATCAAATGAGACAGCAGCAGGTCTTGTTATTCCTGCAAAGGTGCGCAAGTCAGCAACAGATACATCATCTGTAAACAAGGCTCAGTTTATGGGCGGAGTTGCTCCAGGAGCAGCACCAATGTCAGCACCACGTTCAGGCAAGGGTACATCTAGCGGACCTGCACAGGTTATCAAGGGTGTTTACACACAGCCTGAAGGCGGACGTAGACCGTAATGGCTGCCCCTAAAAAAGCAGTTGCAAAAGGTTCAGTGGCTAAAACTTTTGATGTTAATAAATTAATACCAAAGATGACTCCACAAGATAAAGCAATGCTAAAGATTCTACAAAACAAATACGGCAAAAACGTTTACAAAGGATAATCATGACAGACCCTAGACTAAAGCGAGCAGGAGTGTCAGGCTTTAATAAGCCTAAACGCACACCAAACCACCCCAAGAAGAGCCACGTAGTTGTGGCTAAAGAAGGTAGTACGGTTAAAACTATTCGCTTTGGTCAACAGGGGGTTACTGGTGACCGTAAGCCAACTGCACGACAGGCTTCATTTAAAGCCCGTCACGCTAAGAACATTGCTAAAGGCAAGATGAGTGCCGCATACTGGGCAGACAAGGTTAAATGGTAATGGCTGCTAAATTAACAGAAGCGCAAAAACAAAAAATTAAATTTGCAGTTAGAGAAAATATTCTTGATAAAACTGCAAATAAAGTTGGACCTAAAGCAAATTCTACTCGCAAAAAAGTATCTGACAAAGATGCACGCAATGCTGCCAAGACTATGAATCAAGCAATTATTCAACGTGGTGGTAAGGGCAAGGCTGGACTTAGAACGCTTACTGAATACATTGGCAGAACAAGTGGTGGCAGAGGGGCAAGTCAATTAACTGCTCGCCCTGGAAAAATTAAAACTGGCAAAAAAACTTTAGTAGTTACTCGTCAAAAAGACCGCATGACTCCAGCAGATGTACTTGAAAAACGTGCTAAAGAACGTAATGCCCGTTTGTCTAAAGTATTTAAAAAAGTTACAGCACGTGGTGCTGGTACTTCAGTTGCTGGACCTAAACCAAATTCTAAAGTTCAAGTTGCTAAACCAAGTCCTGCTACTACTCGCGCAAAAGTTCTTATGCCTAAAGATGCTAAATTAGATGATTCTCGCAGAACTGCTATGAGAGAAGCAAATAATGCTCGTACATTAAAAGATGCAGTAGAACGTGAAAAAGAACAACGTCCTGATAAAAATGTATCACGTAATAATGTTAATTCAAAAACAACTCCTGAACAACGTGAAGCAGACCGCCGTGTTGCAGAAGCATTAAAAGCAATTACAAAAGCAGAAAAAGCAAAAGCAAAAGCAGAGGCGGAAGCAAAAGCAAAATTAGTTAAAGCGCCAAAGCGTAGTATTACTTCATCTGGCGGTAGTCGTGGAACATTTACGGGTAGTTCGTCTGGCAAAGTAGGAATTACTTACACTAAGTAAAAGGAGCAGGAATGACAACATATGGAACCGCAACTTACAATGGAACTACTTATACCTTGTATGGTTTTCCTGGGTCTACACTTCGTGACGAACTCAATCGCCTTGCTAATGGGGGCGAGTACCCAGCACTTACATCTTACAAAGATGAAGACGGAGCAGTTAATGACTGGGTTGGAACACCAGCAGGTACACCGTTAGCGGCTGCTCTTAATTATAAGACCGACCCTAATCGTCCATACACAGCCTTTAAAGGCAACAACGCTGCTGCCTGTGAAATTGCTGGCATTACAGACCCAGCCAAATACATTGAAATTGTTACCGCACTAAGAACGGTTGCTTCCTAATGACAACACTAGATAACCTTATTGATGACGTACAGTTAGACCTTGCAGGTTTTACGTACCGTCAAGACCGAGCAACCTACTTAGTATCTGCTGCCACTACTTCAGACTTAGTACTCAATGTTGCTACCACGGACAATATTGCTAAAGGCATTATTGAAATTGATGATGAAATGATGTGGGTAGATTCTTATGACCGTCAAGCAAACACTGTTACTATCGCTCCTTTTGGGCGCGGATACAATGGCACTACTATTACTGCTCATGACACTAATGCAAAAGTAACTATTACCCCTAGTTTTCCACGTCAAGTAGTTAAGCGTGCAATAAACGATACAATTGGTGCAGTATACCCAAAGGTATTTGCAACTGGTTACACATCTACATATTTTTTGGCTAGCCGTACAACCTATGCAGTACCAGCAGAAGCCATTCAGATTCTTTCAATGGCATGGCAATCAGTAGGACCAACAAAAGAATGGCTACCAATCCGCCAATGGCGTTGGGACCCTATTGCTTTCCCGTCAGCATTTCCTACAGGTAAAACTGTATCAATCTACGACAACGTACTTCCAGGTCGTACTATGAATATTATTTACGCACACATGCCAATTGCATTAAGCAATAACGCAGATGACTTTGAGACTGTATCGGGACTACCTTCTTCAATGCGAGATGTAATTATTTACGGTGCCGCATGGCGTTTGTCTTCATACCTTGACCCAGCACGTAACTCTATTACTACACCTGCATCAGATGAACTTGACACAAAACGTCCATACGGCACAGGCACAACAGTTACAAAGAATTTGCAAGCGTTGTACCTACAACGTTTAGAAGAAGAATCCCTGAAGCAAAAACTTCAGTTCCCTACCCGCGTCCACTATTCACGATAGGCGAATAAATGACAGTACGTAAGTATACCTCCCGCTCACAGCAAACAACACTGTCATCAGCAGTCACCTCTGGTGCTACTGTTATTCCAGTAACTAACGCTTCTACATTACTTGCTGGTACAACTATCTCTGCTGGTCAAACTTTTGTAGTTGTCATTGACCCAGATACTGCACTTGAAGAAATTGTAGAAATTACCTCTGCGTCCTCCAACAACCTGACAGTAACTCGTGCTGTTGATATGTCTGGTGCATCAGCACAAGACCACTCATCAGGTGCTGTAGTACGTCACATGATTATTGGTCGTGACCTTCGTGAGTCAAACTTACACATTGAAGCAACTGGTGCTTACAACGATGGCACTAGCACTCATGCTATGCACGGACTTGGTTCATCAGATGGTGTAGTAGTTGGTACTACCGCCACTCAGACTCTTACCAACAAGACTCTTACCGCGCCAATTCTTACTGGCGTTGGTGTAGATGCAAGCATTGTGTTTGAAGGTACTACTGCTGATGCATTTGAAACTACTCTTACAGTTGTAGACCCAACACAAGACAATACAATTACATTGCCTAACACAACAGGCACTGTTGTTATTCTTGATGCTACACAAACAATGACTAATAAAACTTTAACAAGTCCTATTATTTCTGGTAGCCCAGTTATTACTGGCTTGTCTTCTGCTGGAATGTCAGCATCATCTGCTACTCCTAAAGATTATGTAGATTCTATTCTTGGTTCTGCTACTGCTGCTGCTACTTCTGCTGCATCAGCGGCGGCTAGTGCCACCGCTGCTGCTACATCTGCTTCTTCCGCAGCCACATCTGCGAGTTTAGCATTGACATCTGCTAATTCCGCAGCGACATCAGCAAGTAGTGCAGCAGCATCAGTAACCGCTGCTGCCACTTCAGCAGCCTCTGCAGCCACCTCAGCGACTGCAGCAGCCACAAGTGCAGCCTCAGCAGCAACCTCTGCTACAGCAGCGGCTACAAGCGCTACAAGCGCGGCTGCTTCTGCTACTACCGCTGCTAACTCAGTTGCTGCTATAGCGACATATGCTACTACAGCATCTAACTCAGCCAGTGCAGCAGCAACTTCAGCCTCTAGTGCTGCTACCTCAGCGTCTTCTGCTGCAACTAGCGCATCATCTGCTGCTACAACTTATGACAATTTTGATGACCGCTACCTTGGTAGCAAGTCAACTGTTCCTACAGTAGACAATGATGGCAACACACTTCTTGTAGGTGCTCTTTATTGGAACTCAACACTTAACAACATGTATGTATGGTCAGGTTCTGTTTGGGTACAGATGGCTACAACTAGCATTTATACCGCACCTACTCTTGGTAGCACAATTATTGGTTCAGGTGCAACTGTATCTACAATTACTGCTTTAACATTAAGTAATGCCACATTTACAGGAACTTTAACTGCAGGTGCATCATCTGGAACTAACGGACAATATTTACAATCAACTGGCACTGGAACCCAATGGGCAACTATTGACACAACAAACAATGCGGACATAATCATGACGATTATGGGCGCTTATTAAGAAAGGTAGTAACTAATGGCTACAACATCTAAGGCGCTGGCTCGCACAGCAGCAGCAACATCAAGCACAACACTATACACAGTACCTTCTGCAACTACAACAGTAGTTACAAATATTGCAGTATGCAATAACTCAACATCTGCTGCAACATTTACTATATTGCTAGATGATATTGAGTTACATAAAGATACTGCGCTTGCAGCAAACACAACAGCGTATATTGATTGTAAGCAAGTTCTTGCTACAACTAAAACTATTAAAGCATTAGCGTCTGCAATAACTGTAGACTTTCACATTAGCGGAGTGGAGATAGCGTAATGGGTATTAATGTATTTCCACAACCAGCATCATCTCCATACACAGCGGGTACTACTTTTGGTCCACAAAGTTCACGTCCTGCTTCACCTACTATTGGTCAAAGTTTTTACAATGGTGATTTAGCCACATTTGAAATATGGAATGGAAGCACTTGGGCTATCACCAACTCTGCTCCAGCATCAGTAACTTCTGTTACTGCAACCGATTCAGGTTCTGGTCGTGCTTATAACAATGGGCGCACTTCTGTTGCATTTACACCAGCAGATGTTGGTGGTCTAGCAACTCTTTATACAGTCGTGAGTAGCCCTAGTGCTTACACAGCAACTGGCACATCATCACCTATTATTGTTACAGGTTTGCAAACTAACACTTCCTATACATATAGTGTTATTGCAAGCAACGCTGTTGGCGCTGCTGCTGGTCTTATTTCTACGGCAGTTACTGCTACAACAATTCCAACAGCATCTGGCACACCTACTGCTGCTCTTATTACAGATGGTACTGGAAACATAGGTGTTTCTTGGGCGGCTAGTTCTACTGGTGGAGCAGGAACAACAACATCTTATTTAGTTACATCTAGCCCTGGTGGAATAACAGCAACTACCACAAGCACAAGCGCTACTATAAGTGGGTTGACAAGTGGAACCGCATACACATTTACAGTTGTTGCATCTAATGCTAATGGTTCTGCTGCAGCATCTGCTGCATCAAACAGTGTTACCTCTCTTGCTGGACCAGCAATGAACTACTTAGTAGTTGGTGGCGGAGCATCTTCGTTCTCCGTCAATGGTGCAGGCGGTGGTGGCGGTGCCGTAAAGACAGGCACTAATACTGTTTTTGGTACATCTTTCCAAATTACCGTTGGTGCTGCTGGAACAGCAAATAGTACTTATTCGGGTGGCTCTCATGCTGCTGCACAAGGACAAGCAAGTCAACTTGCATCTATTACATGCCAAGGCGGAGGCGCTGGTGGATATGCAGTACAAGGTACTAATGGTAACGGTATAGCAGGTGGTAATGGTGGCGGTGGAAACTCAGGCATGAACACTGGTACAGGTTTTGGTGGAGCATCAAACGATAACGGTTACGCTGGCGGAAACGTTACTAACGGTGGTACATATAACCAATACGGCGGTGGCGGTGGAGCAGGTGGAGCAGGGTCTGGCGTAAATGCTGGTCCTGGTGTCTACAGCGCCATTACTGGCGTAGGTATTTATTACGGTCCTGGCGGTGGTGGCGGTGTTTACTCCACCACTGGTACGGTCGGAACTGATGGTATGGACCGAAGCGCACAAAACCCACCACGAGCAAACAACGGCGCTGGTGTTGGGTCAGGTTTGTACCAAGGGTCGGCTCCTAAATCTGGTAGCGCTGGAATAGTTGTAATTCAGTATCCAACTACAAACCGAGCCATGACATCAATTCCAGGAACATTAACTTATACAGTTAGTACAGGAATACTTGCTGGTTATTATACATACATATTTACTGCAGGAAGCGGAGTTGTAACATGGTAATGTTTGAACATTTTTATGCCAAAAAGGTTGACGTAACAGTTAATGAACTTATGCAAACATGGATTGGTAAACCTAATCTTTCTTTTCTTGAAATTGGTTCGGGAGAAGGCAGCAGTGCAATAGGTATTATTCAAACAGTACTTACTAATACATCATCTAAATTAACTTGTGTTGATAAATGGGATGCTGCATTTTCTAATGGATTTTTTGCAGATGACTATGAAACAAATTTTGATGTTAATACAACACCATATGCAAGCCAAATTATTAAAGTTAAAAGCGATAGTCCTACTTGGTTAGTTAACAACAAAGATGAACGTTTTGATTTTATTTATATTGATGGCGACCATTCTTATTCTGGATGCAAAATGGATGTAGCATTGTCTTGGAACATGCTTAATTCTGGTTGTTGGATGGTTATAGATGATTATGGTTTTGATGGTGTAACTCAAGCAACAGATGAGTTTACTATTTCTGCCCAAGATATTTCACAAATGGTAAGAACAGATAGTCAAACTTGGTTTAAGAAGGCGTAATGTGCTATCAGTGTGGTGCTTGTTCACATGAACATACACGCACAATAGATGACGCTATAGATGAAGCAGATGCATTACCTATGTTAAGGAGTAACGGTGGCTGGTAGAGATATTACGGATGGTCGTGCTAGTCGGGCTATTGCTGTTGACCTTGGCATTGGCACAGGCACCATCTGGCAAAATACAGGTGTAGCCTATGACGTAGCCATTGCTGGTATCCCATTCTTCTTGGCTATTAAAGATGAGCGCCCTTACGAGCGTGCTACTGCACCATTCCGCAAGGAACAGTTTGATTCACAGACTAACCCAGGTGAGCAGTCGCTTACTGGTTGGTGGCTGCGTAGCCAGAATTCATTCCATACTGGTGAGGGTATTATCTTTTATGACCCACTGTCTAACCCATACTCTGCAACTATTTCTACTAACTCATACCGTATTAAAGATGCAGTTGGTGTAAACATCTGGACACCTGGAGAGGTGTCTTTGCTGCGTGCTACAACACAAGGTCACAATACAACTGCTTATCTAAAGTCTAATCTTCGTTCATCACAGACACTACGCACTGTGCGCTACCTTAGCGGTGGTACATATGTTGATGCTGTATTGCTACATGATGGTTATGACATTGACCGTATCCATGCAGATGGAACTGTAGACCACTGGGTTGATTACAATGAAGGCACTGCCGACCCTGTATATGCTATGTGTGACGATGGTCAGTATGCGTATTGGGTAACCAATGACACTGCATCTGGTAAATTAGAATTAGATAAGAAACTTATTAGTGCATCTACATCTACTGCGCCTACAGTTATGTTTACTAAGGCTGGTATTACTGTAACTAATGCAGTTATGGAGCATGTAAAACAACGTCTTATTGTTGCAGTTAACAATGTAGTGTATGAGACAACTACTAATGCAACTACATCTACAGCAGTAAAAACTATTTATACACACCCTAACACATCATATGTGTTTAGTAGTATTGCAGAATCTGGTACTGCTGTGTATGTATCTGGGTATAATGGTGTCCAATCATCTATCTTTAAGTTTACTTTGGATACAACTAGCGGTGAAATGCCAGTATTAACTTATGCTATAACAGCAGCAGAAATGCCAGCAGGTGAAGTTGTCCATAAGTTGTACTACTACTTAGGCAAGATGATGATAGGCACCAGTAAAGGTGTTCGCGTTGCATCTATTGATGGCGATGGCTCACTGACTTATGGTCCTCTTATCTCTGAAACAATACACCCGTGCTATGACTTTGCTGCACGTGATACTTATGTCTGGTGTGCTACTGGTTTGCCTACATTAAACATTGAACCTGGAGTTATCCGCATTGATTTAAGTCAAGAGATTGATACCTTGCGGTATGCATATGCCAAAGATTTGCTGTATGACACAACATCACATACTGAAACAACAGCCTGTGCTTTCTTTGGCGACACAGATAGATTAACTTTCTGTACTACAGCAGATGCTGCTGGTGTTGGGTACCTATACATGGAGCACGCAACACAGTTGCGTACTGATGGCTATGTAGAAACAGGATACATACGGTACAACACACTAGAAGGTAAGCACTTTAAACGCATTAGCGGACTAGGTAATTTTGAACTTGGCTCTATGAGCCTACAAACAGTTGACCTTAACGGAACTGTTTATGATGTTAACTCATACGATGCTGCTATTGGCAGCCCTGAGTCCACTATTACACAACCTGCTGGTCCACAAGATGCAATTGCTTTGCGGTTTAGATTATACCGTGATGCAACAGACACTACTAAAGGTCCTACATTTAAGGGCTATCAACTTAAAGCATTACCTGCTAACCCACGTAATAGAATTATCAAAGTACCTTTGATGAACTTTGATATTGAAACAGACAAGTACAACACAACTGTAGGCTACGAAGGCAGAGCCTTCGATAGACTGGCAACACTAGAAACGGCTGAGAGCAATGGAGACATTGTGTCTTGGCAAGACTTCCGCACTGGAGAAACTCAACAAGTACTTATTGAACAAGTACTATTTAATGACATGACTCCTCCCGATAAGAAACTTACTGGCTTCGGCGGTACGATTTCTCTGACCATTAGAACGGTATAACACTATGACGCTACAAGATTGGGCTGCATTTGCCTTGTCAATTACATCCTTAATAGGTGCATTTGCTATAATGATTCGCTGGATGGTAAAGCATTATCTAGCAGAACTTAAGCCTAATGGTGGAAGTAGCGTGTCAGATAGATTAAATCGTGTCGAGAATCGTGTTGACGACATCTATAAATTGTTAAGTGAGAAGTAAATGGGATTTACAACTATATTACCTGAACCATTATGGGACCCCGTAACACCTAACATTGATTTAGAAGAATGGGAAGATGACGATGAGTAAAGCAACACCTGCTGCTATAGCAGTACTACGACAAGCAACAGCCTTGCGCCCATTGCGCAAGAAGGCTAGCGATGGACTATTACCATCTACTGCACACATGAAGCAGAGTCCTAACTCTGACCACAATACAGGGTTAGCCGTTGACTTAACGCATGACCCTAAGAATGGGATTGATTGTGATTACATTTTTGAGAATCTTAAAGGAGATAAGCGTGTTAAATATCTTATCTTTAAAGGCAAGATATGGTCTGAAGAAAAGGCTGAAGAAGGAAACAGAAAATACACTGGGAGTAATCCTCATAACAAGCATCTACATATTTCTATTGTTGATGCTTGCGCTAACGATACTTCTCCCTGGTTTCCATGGCTAGGTGACAGTAAGGCATTAGGCAAGGTTGTATCTAAAGTAAATCCCCTACCAAAGAAGAAGGTAACAAAATGAACAAGAAGAATCTTCAAGCAATTGCAGCAACATATGCACGTGCAGCAGTGGCAGCAGCCATTGCTCTATATTTAGCAGGAGTAACAGACCCAAAGGCTTTGCTATCTGCAGCCCTTGCTGCTGTGGCTGGACCACTACTTAAGGCATTAGACCCTAACGCAACAGAGTTTGGCAAGAACGCAGCAAAGAAGTAACACCCTTTTAAGGGGCTTAGCAGCCCCATAGAGACTAGAAGCCCCCGCTCAGGTACATTAACCTACCTGGCGGGGGTCTTTTTCTGTTTTAGTTTTCTTTTTCTTCTAAATTATTTAAGATAAACTGATACTGATTAGGGCGCTTTTTGCGCAAACGATAGCGTAGTTCATAATACCCTTGTTGAAGGATGTCTCTTACTGTTACTCCAATGAGTACTGCTATGGCTGTATTTATTATTGTCATGTGTCTCCTAGTTGTAGTCTAAGTGTAACTGGCGTGGGATTATATTAAGTTTTGTTCTTAACTTCTTGCGTTGAAACTCGGTAGTATTACCCCAGTACCCTAAGACCTCATGCTTGAGGGCATAATCTAGGCACTCATCTTTTACTATACAACTACAGCATATTCTTTTTAAGAGTAATACGTTTGGGTAAGTACTTGAACCTGCTTCTGTTAAGAAAGCCTCTGGGTCAGTGTCTGCACAGTTAGCCTC